TTCTGACCTTGTAATTCTAACCAATCTAAATTCCAAGCAGCCCACTCTTGATCTTTCTTATCTTTTGGTAGAAATTGAATGGGTTGCGTGAGCGTACCCATTTTATTATATTCAGATTTTTTACCTGACTTAATATCTAGAGCGTTATATATTTGCATAATTATTTTTTATTTGATGGTAGAATCATCTGTACTATTAGATGTATACCCATTAAAGGTATTACTATAAATATTACTAGAAGAATTGTAAGGATAATCGCTAGGCAATCTATTTTGTGTTTTAAATACTTTTTCATTTGGTTCTTCTAATAAAATTAAACATTGTTCAAATGTTATTTGCTTCTTATCCAGTAACTCTTTTATTATTTGGATTTTGTTTTGGTTTTTAGTTATCATTATCTAAAGTTTTTAAATGGATTTCTTTTCATTTTTTGTCCACCAAATGGTTGTTTAGAATTTCCAATAAACTTAAAAGGGTTACTATTTAATTTATACAAATTATTTGAATTCTGCAACTTAACAGACTCATCTGTTTCATACTTTCTAGTAAATCCTCTATTAGAAATTTGAATTCTTGCAAATGATATTAATGCAGCTAAAGATACTAAACGGTCAACGTTTAATCCATCTCTATATGCTAGCATTTCAACCATTGCCATTTTATCTGGAATTCTTTCAATTCCATAGGTGGTTTTTACAATTGTACCATCTGGTTTAGTCTCATGATCAATCTCTTCTGTTAAGAATTGAATTAAATATGATAACAAATGGGACTTAAATAATATACCAGTATTCTTCCAACCATACTCCTGGAAAACGTTAGCATTAGCTCCAAGATCTTTTAGGAATAATATCTGATTTTTTGGTACAAGATATTTCTGTTTTCTTTTCTCAATCATGTATTGTATAAATAATGAAATATTATTCTCTACAATAGTCCATGCATTATACCATTCAATTATTAATTCTAACTTTTCATGTGTTTTACTTAGATCATCATATCTACCACACCATGCTGCAACTATTTTATCTTTCTCAAAGTATGTTTCTTTACCACTAGATGTTTCTCTAATAACTTCTACTGGTGCTTTATATACATAAATAGAACACAATGATTCAGATGTTGTAGTCTTACCCTCAGATACAGGGTCAATGGAAGCATAATACATTCCAAAAGTTGGATCCTTTTTAGGTCTTTCCCAAACTTGAAATGCTCCCTCTTTATCATCTTCTGTTTTCTTTATAGGAAAATGTTTAATAGGAACTCTTCTAGATACTTCAGCAAAGATTTTACCTTCTGCATCTCTTTCTAAATCTAATAGTTCATACGGATATTCCTTATCTTCTATTCTCCTTGTTTGTGCAGTAACTAAATGCACAGGAAATTTAGATTCTTTTCTTGCTGCAAATGCTTCTGCAATATTTCTTGGTCTCTGTGATATCCTTAATTGATACTGCTCAGGCTCAAGTTCTTTTTTCCATTTTTCAAATTGTTCATCTAATGCAATTAATGCTTCTTCTACTAACGAGTTGCCAAATTCATCAATATAAGGAGGCATTGACCATTGTTCAGGAATAAACAAACCAGATCTACCAATAGTTCCCTTATCATCAAGTAAGTCTGTTTCAACGCTATATATATCATTTACATCAGGATTATAAATTAATTCTTTTAATGGTTCACATTGATCTAAATCTCCAACAGATCCTGCTGCAATAAATGTCCCAGTTGTTATAAATCCAGAACCCATTGCTGGTCTAATGAACTCATATGTTACATTCATCTTAGGAGCAATACCCGCCTCTTCATGAAAGAAGTATTTAACTGGACCCCCTACACCATTTGTAGGATTCTTATCAAATGATAAACCTATTAGACGTCCTTTTAAACCTTTTGTAACATCTTGATTGTTCTGTCTAACAGAAATCTTCTGTTCCCAGTTTAATACTTTATCTGGAGTAAATGGTCTATACCAACCAGTGTGTCCATTTAAAAAGTTTCTATATTCATTAAAGAAGGCCCAAGAGCCCTTTTCATTTATATAATCTTTTAGTTCAGCACCTATCTTTAATGTTACCCCTTCTTCAAACCAAATCTGATTTATAATCTTAGCACAATGAAAATAAGAACTAGCAATCTGTCTTTTCTTTAGGATAGCACAATGCTTATAGTTTAATTCTGCAAGTATCTCATATAGAGCCATGTGATACTGAGCATCCCTTACTTTAGCAAAACCAAATTTTTGTTCTTCTTTATCAAAGATTGGTAGAAAGTTTAACCACATGTAGTAATCCCTGGTAATATACCAAGTCTTATCTCCATTCTTATAGATTACACCTTTTCTACATTTATCTTTCTGATCATCCCAGTAAGTTTTATAGTCTTTACTCCTTAATGGTGAAGCACAATAAAATCCTAATTCATTAAATCTTTTAGACTCTGTATTAAAACTATCTGATGTTTCATCAAATTCATATTTACCAGGTTCCCTAAATAAGGAAAGAACAAAGTTTTTATAGTCTTCTCTTGTATCAAAAGAAGTTATACTATATTCATTATTTTCAAATGTTGGTATATCTATATAACTCATATATTATTCTTGGTCATAGGATAAGCCTATACCTCCACGCACGTGACTTTTTTGTTCTTCTTGTAGATCTTTATAGGCACCCTTAAATGAAGCTCTTACAGCTTCGTAATTCTTAGCAGCATTTACTAGTGCTGTTAGATTACCATCTCTACCATCTGTTATACTTGTAGTTTCCATGTATCTACCAAGTCTATCTAACATAGATGCAATTCCTTTGTATGCTCTAGATGTTGGAGTAGCATACATTCTTTCACAAAACTTTAATGCAATATGTATATCCTCATCTTCTGTAGAAAAATCAGAATCAATCTCTTTAAGGATTAGTTCTTCTTTATCTAATTCTGGTACAAAAAAGAAAGGATTAATATCAGAGTTTGGACATGTCATATAAAATAGATATTGATAAATCTTTATATGATTCTCTGGATAGTTATCCATTATATCCTTAAGTGATTTAAGAATATAACAATGTTCTGAAGGTATTACTACATCGTTTTGTATATCAAATAATCTAATTGTCATATTATTGGTATTTTTTAAATACCTCAAGAATTTCTTCAACAATTGAATGTCTATGATTTTGCTTGAGTTTAATAACACAGAACTTTTCTATGCCTACTAAGTGCTTACAAATAAAATCAAAACCAGATTCTTTTTTGTTTTTTAAATCTATTTGTGCAGAGTCACCACAGAAAATCATTCTACACTCATCTTTACCAATTCTTCCTAGTAATAATTCTGTTTGAGAAAAGGTAAGATTCTGTGCTTCTTCAACAATTACTGTACAGTCAAGAAAAGTATAACCTCTTGTATATCCAACTGGTATAACCATTATATTTCCTTCTGTAATCTCTTTATCAATCTTAGCTTTGTTATAAAGTTTGTACATGTTCTGGTGAGTAGGTTGTGTAAACAAAGCCATTTTCTCATCAGCAGATCCTTTCAAATATCCAATATCTTCATGAGCAGTAACTGCAGGTCTTACAATAACTATTTTCTTACCGTATAAGAATAGTTGATCTAAAGCAATTTGTGCAGCTAGTAAAGATTTACCTGATCCAGCAGCACCATAAATAGCACTTGCAACACTATCAAGAATTTCAGCTTTAGCTTTCTTCTGTTCATCATTTAATGAAATTAAATATTTGATGTCATTCTTCTTCTCTCTCATAACTAATTAAAATAAGATCTATTATCATTTAAGTGTTTAATCAAAGTTATCACTTCCTCTTTTAAATATGGGATATCGTATATAATAACATCTTTAACAATTGGATTTTGATGTTCATCTAATTTTGCAATTGGATTTCCATGTAAATCAGTACCCTCTTCTTCAAAAATTATATGATGTATATTTAGATTTCCTGGCTTTAATTTAGGGTTGTGCTTAATAATAATATACATATAAAAACTAAGTTGCAGAGCATAATGGTTGAAATTACAGTCATCTAGATGAGCTATAGGCATTAGCATCTTACGTGTTATACCTTCCCAGTTTTTAAAACCTTCTGTCTTAATTTCTTTATTAGTTTTATAATCTATAATGTTTACTACATTATTTATTATATCAACTCTATCAGATTGACCACATAATCCTGCAGATTTTAAGTAAACAAAATGCTCAGGATATATACCATTTTCAAGTTTTTGAATTGGTGCTATCTTAACTCCGTTTTCATCTATAATAGGATTAATAACATTTAAAGTGACGCCCTCTTGTTCTAAAGTGTTTAGACTCAATAAATCAGATTCTCTTTCATTATGATACCATGTACCTAATGACATTGCTCTCTCTGATTCTTTAGTCCAAGCTTTCTGAATATCCTCTGGGGACATTCCATACCATTTTGATTTTTTATTCTTAGATACTTTTTCTGATACTCCTTTAGCATCAAATTTCTCTTTGAATTTACCAACCAAACTGGTAACACTAATCCAATTGATATTCTCTTCTGGATTAACACTTTTATAACTATGGTCTTCTGCTTTAAATAATACTGACATTAGAATCCTATTTTAGATGTCTTTGTTAATAATGCTTCTTTCAATTCTTCTGGAGAATTATTTACTAAATAATCTCTACCATTAAATCTATCAAAAGCAACGCACTTACTTTTAACTAATTGATTTCTATCATTGATGTAACTATCTACTGAACTAATTCCAGTAACTAAACTCATGTGAGGTAAATACATAGGTTTACATTTTACTTCTATTTCTTCAAAATAGATGTGGGATACACCCTCTTCATCTTTTTGTTTCCTTTTAACTTTTTTAATTTTAATAGGAATATGAATTATAGTAAAAGTAATAAGATCTTTCTCTACAAGAATTTTAGTTTTCTTCATACTCATCAGTTACAGAATCCCATTTACCTTGTCCGCATGATGCAGATAAACTACGTTGTTTTACATGTAAACTACAACCACAATCAGAACAGCAAGGTTGAGTTCCAGGAACCATACAACCATCTCCCTTAGTATCATAGAAGGAACATGTTTGACATATCTCATTTCTTAATGTTGCAACTGATTCAACAAACTCATCTTTAATTATAGAGTTTTTAAAACCTTCAAGAATCTGTTGTTTGTTATTCCAAATTTTCTTTAGATCTGCTAAATTCATTTCTTAGTTGTTTTTTAGTTTGTTTTTTAGAATACTCTTCAGATAAATCTTTTTGAAGTTTAATCATCTTATCTAAAGACTCAGTAGCTTCTTCCTTTTTTAATCTTTGCATGAAAGTTTGTCCAGGATTTCTATCTAATTTTTCTGAATAGTCTAATATCTTTTTAGTTAGTAACCAGTGTTTTATATTAAAATCTCCTA